ATAAAACAACATTTGGGAACTGATACACAATTAGCAGATGCAGATTTGGTAAATGAGGTATCTGGTTGGACAAACGATCATAGATTACAAGGTATTGCATATTTATATATTAAATTAAAATATGATGCTGAAGTATTTCCAAATGGTATTCCAAACGTATCAGCAAAAATTCGTGGAAAAAAATTACTTGATTTTAGAGATTCATCAACAGCATTCTCTAGTAATCCAGCATTGGTAATTTACGATTATTTAAGCGATTCTCGATTTGGATTAGGTGTATCAACAGATGATATTGATACGACCTCATTTACGACTTTAGCAAATATTTGCGACGAAGATATAACATTATCTGGTGGTGGCACAGAAAATAGATATGAATGTCATGGTGTCATTTATAATGATATTGCACCAATGGAAGTATTAGACGATTTATTAAGTTCATGTGTTGGTGTTTTAAGTTACAGCAACGGAAAATTTAAATTAGCTGGTGGAAAATATGTAGCACCTTCTATAAGTTTATCCGAAGATGATTTCCGAAGTGGTATCAATATAACAACAAAACAATCTCGTAGAGATACTTTTAATACTGTAAAAGGCTTATTTACTTCTGAAACGGCTAATTTTCAACCGACTGATTATCCAATGGTTTCATCATCAACATTCACAGATGAAGACGGAGAAACAATCTTTGCTGATGTAGATTTACCATTTACAAAATCAAGTTCAATGGCACAAAGAATTGCAAAAATAACCTTATTCAAAAATCGACAACAAATGGTTTTACGAGCTGGATTAAAATTAACAGCATTTAAACTTGAAGTTGGTGATACAGTAAATATATCACTTGATAAATTTGGTTTTACAAATAAAATATTTGAGGTTGCCGATTGGTCATTTGTTGCTAATGAAAATGATATTGGAATTGATGTTGTTCTCAAAGAAACCAGCTCAAATGTTTACGATTGGGACGCAGAAGAATCTACCTTCAGTCAAGATAATACAACCTTGCCAACATTCCAAACAGTTTCAACACCTTCTCTTGCTGTATCAGATTTTTTGCGTGTTTCTGCTGGAACTGTAATTACAGTTATTCAAGCAGTAGTTGAATCGAATCAGGGAACATCAAACGAATTTGAAGTTCAATATAGAAATACAAATACAGATGATACTTTTAAATCATTAGGTAAAACTACAAATAATATCTTTGAAATTGAAAATGTTGAAGACGGAGCATTTTATGAAATAAGAGCAAAATCAATAAATGCTTTTAATGTTTCTTCTGATTTTATTTCAGTCGATCACGAAGTAATTGGAAAGACAGCACCACCGTCAGATGTAAGTAATTTTTCTGTTAATATTATTGATAATCAAGCTATATGTTCTTGGACAGCAGTTGATGATCTTGATATTTCTCATTATGTAATCAGACACACACCAGCAATTACAGGACAGGTATATAGTGGTGCAGAGTTGATTGCAGATAATATTTCAAAAGCTACAAATGTTGCAAGTTTGCCAGCAAAAACTGGTACATATATGATAAAGGCAGTAGATGTGCTTGGATTGGCATCTGAAACTTCAACAAAAAAAGTTGTAATTCTAAATCAAATAAATGAAGATTTTAATGTCGTATCAACACAAACAGAAAGCACAGGTTTTGCTGGAACAAAAACAGATTGCGAAGTTGTAACCAGAGATAGTACAAATTTTCTTCAAATAATACTTGGTGAATTATTTGATGACGGTGTTGGTAACTTTGATGATAATACTGGTAACTTTGATGACGGTGGATTTACACCAAATAATCTTGATGCAATTTACGAATTCCAAAATAACCCTATTGATTTAGGCGGTATATATAACAGTTTTGTAACGGTTACAATGAATTCATCAAGACATGATTCTCAAACATTATTTGACAGTTTTGGTGGTGTATTTGATGATCGTGAAGGTTTATTTGACGGTAATTATACAGAATTTGATGATGTGAAGGCAGTTATTCAAATATCTACTTCTACTGATAATTCAACATATACAGATTTTCAAGATTATGTTTTAGGATATTACAAAGCTAGATATATAAAATTACGAGTTAAAATGGAAACAACTAACATAACTTCTACACCAGCAATTTCTCAATTGGTTGCGACTATTGATATGCCAGATCGTACTATTGCATCTGATGATGTTGCATCTGGTACTGCATCTGGTGGAAAAGCTGTATCATTTTCTCCAGCATTTAAATCTTTAGAAGGACTTGGTATTAGTGCTGATAATTTGGCAACTGGTGATTTTTATGAAATTGTTTCTAAAAGTGAAACAGGTTTTACAATACGGTTTAAAAATAGTAGTGGATCGGTGGTCGATAGAACCTTCGGTTTTGTTGCAAAGGGATTTGGATTCCTTGAAAGCAGTTAATAACAATGCTATATTTATCCAAAATTATATGGAGTTTTTATAATGGCACAGCATGATTATTCAATAGCGAACCAAACATTTCCAAATACTCGAACTGATTTAAATAATGCTTTGTCAGCAATATCCAGTAATAACTCTGGAACATCAGCGCCGAGTACAACATTTGCGAATCAGTTTTGGTACGATACATCAAATAATAAATTTTATATCAGAAATGAAGACAATGATGCCAATATACAGCTTTTTGAATTAGATCAAACGAATGATACGGTTGAATATTTTTTAAGCGATAGTATTAGAACAGCTTTACTTGAATTTACAGACGGCACAGATGCTTTAACAATAGCATCAGACGGAGCTTTGACAACTGCTGGAAATTTATCTATTGGTGGTTCTAATAACGAATTACGATTTTACGAAGGTGCAAACTTTGTGGGCTTTGAAGCTCCAGCATTAACAGGAGATCAAATATTTGTTTTACCAAGTGCAGACGGTACTGCAAATCAAGTTCTTCAAACCAATGGATCTGGTACTTTATCTTTTGCGTCTGTTGGTGGAGATACATTAAGACCAAATGTAAGACCTTTGATTCATAATGGAGAAATGCAAATAGCTCAATATGGTGATAAAACAGGTATTACAGCAAACCAATATGTTTGTGATAGATTTTGTACTCAATTTGCTACTTTCGGAACGTGGTCAATAAGTCAGTCATCAGATGTACCAACAGGCAAAGGTTATAAAAGGTCAGTAAAATTAGACTGCACTACAGCAGACACAAGTCTTGGTGCAGGAGATTTTGGATTATTTAGAACTGCTTTTGAAGGTAGAGATTTACAACTAATAAAAAAAGGTACAAGTTCAGCAGAAAAATTAACTTTGAAATTTTACGTCAAGTCAAGTAAGACAGGCACTTATACCGTAGAATTTTTTGATGTTGATAACTCAAGACAAATATCAAAAACTTATACTGTTGACTCTGCAAATACTTGGGAAGAAAAAATAATCAATGTACCTGCCGACACTACAGGAGCATTTGGTTATGACGCAAACGAAAGTTTTGTAATAAATTGGTGGCTTGGTTCTGGTAGTACCTATAATGGTGGCACAGTTAACACTTCTGCTTTTGCTTCTAGTACGAATGCCAATAGGGTATCAGGTTCAAATGTTAATTTAGCAGACAGCACTTCAAATGATTGGTTTCTAACAGGAGTTCAATTAGAAATTGGAGAATATACAAGTGCAACGATACCAGCATTTCAACATCAAGAATATAATGATGAATTACTAACTTGTCATAGATATTTTATTTCTGGTGGTGCTAATGAAAATGGTTTAAACCCAACTGCTGAAGCTGCGACATCAACAGCAGTTCAACCAACGCCACAACTTAGAAGAACCATGCGAGTAGCTCCAACACTTACTGCTAATCCTGTTGGATTTATTGCATTAATTGGTGGTTCTGGTACTACGACAACATTAAATTTTAGCAATATGGGGCAAAATGGATTTAGATATGGATTAAACCATGATACAACTTTAACCACAAAACAAAATGTTGCTATGGGTGGTTTAGGTGCAGACTTTTTTTCAGAATTTTTAGCACAATCATAGGAGAATATTATGTCAATGCCAGATACCAGAACAGTCAATTCAGCACAAAAGGTCAATGACCCAAGCACAGGTGAATATTGTTGTATTAAAGCAGTTATTAATAGCGTAGAAATGTTTGTGCCACTTGATGATAATAATATTGATAGAAAATTAATTAAAGCATGGGAAGATGCTGGTAATACTTTACAGGAAGCTGACTAATGGCTGGTATTACAGTAACAAGTGCAGAAACAGATTACGCATTTACAATTGCAGAGGTTAAGGATTATTTAAAAATTTCTGGCAGTGATGATGATACAACATTAACAATGTTACAAATCGCCGCACATAACTGGGCAAAAAATTTTACACAAAGAAGTATTACAACACAAACTTTAAAATTATCTATTGATGCAGTTTATCAACCAGATATTGTCATACAAGAAGGTACATATATCGGTATTGACCAAGATATAAACCGTAGATCAATTATATTGCCGCAAAGCCCAGTCGCATCAATCTCAAATGTAAAATATTATGCTGATGATGATACTGAAACTACATTTGCTAGTAGTAAATATTATTTAGATAACGCATCTGTGCCAGCAAAATTTGTTTTACGACAAGGTGAGAATTATCCAACAGGATTAAGAGTAGCAAATGCGTTAGAAATAACTTATGTTGCTGGATATGGTGCAACTTCTGCTGTACCAAAAGATATAAAATTAGCGTGTCTTAATTATGCTGCTTATGTGTTTGAACATAGAGGAGATGCCCTTGACGGTAAATCTGTAATGGTTCCGCCTTCTGCTGTTGCATTATTACGACCTTATGTCATTCATCAATTTAGTACACACCCATTCAGGGGAACAGCACATTTTGGGGGTTTATACGGATAATGAGTATTGGACAAATGAGAAACAGAATTGCATTACAATCCATGTCAGAATCAACTGATGAGGGGGGCGGACAGTCTACAAGTTTTAGTACAGCATCAACTGTATGGGCAAGAGTTGAAAACAATTCAGGAAATGAAGTTGTATTTGGCGATCAAATTGAGGCAAGAGCAAATTATGTTTTTAAGATTAGATATTATTCATCATTAACACCAAAATTCAGAATATCGTATAACAGTAAATTATTTAACATTGAACATATTGCAGATGAATTTGAAGGTAGAAGAAGATATCAAATAATTTCTGCAATTGAAGGTGTTGCAACATGATCAAGGTAAAATTTGTTTCTAAAATTGACACAAAGATTGGTCAAGCTATTGATATTTATGATAAAAATACACAAAGACATTTAAACAGAATTGCCAATTTTTTTAAAAATGCTATTCAACTTTCAATGAGGCAAACTCCAAGATCAATATCAACAAAATTAAAAAGAGGTGCTAAATTTCATGCACCAAGTATTGAAGGACACCCACCAGCCATTGATACAGGTCGATTGGTAAATAGTATTATGATAAACCCAGCAACATTCTCATTTGGAAAAGATAAGAATACAGCAGAAGTTTATACAAGAGTTACCTATGCCAAAAGATTAGACGATACAAAAGCAGACGGTGGACTTGATAGACCGTTTATTACAAAACGATCAAAGGGATACAAAAGAGCAAAACAATTTGCAGATACAATCAAACAAGATATTGCAATCAATAAGGTAAAAGTTTAATGGGATATCATTCATTTGATCTACAATCAGCTATATATACATTACTTTCTGGTGATTCAACATTAGATTCCTTAGTTGGTAATAATAGAATTTACGACAATGTACCTCAAACATCATCATATCCGTATGTCGTTATTGGTAATGAAATCGGTACAAATCAAGGTACAAAAACACTTGACGGCATTGAGTATGGAATTGACATTGATGTATGGAGCCAATATCGAGGAAAAAAAGAAATCAAAAATGTTATGGAAAGGATTTACAATTTACTTCACGATCAAGATTTAACGGTATCTGGTGCAAGTTTTGTTGTTGGTCAAGTTCGACAGGTAGCAACATTGGTAGAGGCAGACGGAATTACTAGACATGGCATACTTTCTGTTAGTATAATCGTCTATGATTCATAAATTTATTTAGGAGTTTAAATTATGGCAGTTCAAAAAGGTGCAGATTTATTGATGAAACATGGATCAGGCAGTCCAGTATCGTATACAACAATTGCTGGTTTGCGTGATACATCAATCAGCATAAGTCAAGGAATTGTTGATGTTACAAATAAAGATGATGCAAGAGTAAGAAAATTGCTTGCACAAGGCGAAACAAAATCTTTTACAGTTACAGGCTCTGGTATATTTACTGATGCATCTGTTGAAGCTTTAGTTTTAACAAATTTTGATGATGCAACATTAGATAGTTATCAGTTCCTTGTTCCTGATTTTTATACCTTTACAGGCAAATTTCAAGTTACCAGTATAGAATATTCAGGATCGTATAACGGTGCTGTAGAGTATTCTATGACTTTTGAATCAGCAGATACCATAACATTGGCAACTGTATAATATGTTTGACGATAAAGTCAAAATTGGTAAAAAAAATCATGATGCTAAAGTACAAGATTTTCATCACCAGCTAGAGGTAGAAATGGCTCATTTTGAAAAATGGGATTCTGTCAAATCTATTGTAATTGATGATGATAATTATAGTGTTGTTTGGTCAACAAATGTTGGAAATAGAAATGAAATTGTTAAAATGATAGTTGAAAAAACTGGAGTGAAAAATGAGCAACAAGTTCAGAGCAGAAAAGACAATAACGGTTGAAGATAAAGAGTATACAGCAAAGATGTCGCTGGATACTTGTGCTAGAATTGAATCGACAATTAATTGTTCTTTATTAAAATTAGCAAACAGACTTTCACAAGCAGATATATTGATTGAAGAAGTAATACAATTTTTATATATATCATTCAGGGCTAGTGGTAAAGATGTCAAAACATCAGAAATTAAACAACTGGTTGCTAAATTAGGATATGCTGATTCAATTAAATTAGTTGGTGAATTACTAACATTAGCTTTAGATGCTGGTACAGAAGATTCAGAAGATACAGACGAAAAAAAAAATTCGTAGAAATTGATGAATCAAAAGGTCTACCTTATGAAAGGTGGATTGAAATATGTCAAGGTATGATCGGAATACCAAGTCAAGATTTTTGGCAAATGTCAGTATTTGAGGTATCATTAGCGATTAAGGGTTTATCAGAATTTAATAGTGGTAAAAAGTCAAGTAATGAGCCAATGACACTTGACAGGATAGAAAAGCTGAAGGAGAGGTATCCTGACATATAATGGCAACAGAACTTGATAAATTAGTTGTAAAAATTGAAGCAGATTTAAGAGATTTAAAAAAAGGTCTTAATAATGCTACATCACAAGTCAATAGCTCTACCTCAAAAATGGGTAAGAGTTTCAATAAACTCAATCAATCAATTTTACATGTAGGAAAAAGAGTAACGCAATTAGGTGCAATTGCTGGTATTACCTTTGGCACAATATTTACAAAAAATATCCTTTCTGCTGGAATCCAAATGGAAGAGCTGGCTTTACGAATGGGAATTATGTTTGGAAATGTAGAAGAAGGTAATAAAGCATTTGAAGTTTTAACACAGTTCGCGGCAAGAGTACCTTTTTCACTTGAAGAAATATTACGAGGTGCTGGTTCATTATTAGCAATAAGTGATAGTGCTTTGGAATTAGGAAAAAATTTAGAAATAGTTGGTAATTTAGCAGCGACTTCAACAGAACCATTTGAAGTTGCGGCTTCACAATTTCAAAGAGTTGCAAGTGCTGGTATTGGAGCGGCAGAAATCTTAAAAGAAAAAGGTATTGCAGAATTATTAGGTTTTGAAGCTGGTGTATCTGTAACAGCAGAAAAATCAGTCAAGATTTTTGAAGAAGCATTTGGTGAAGGTGGTCGATTTGCTGATTCTACACAAAAAATGGCAGGGACATTAAGAGGTGTATTTTCACAAGTGCAAGATTCAT